TGCGAGTTGTTGCGGCATACGAGGCGGGCGAACGGCCGTTACCTGGCACGCCACACGATAGAATTGTCACGGCGTGGTTGGGGGCGCGGGAGGTTATGAGGATGGGAGAGGGTGGGGCATGACTGACATATCCTGGCAAATCATAACGGTCAAACTATCGCAGTTAACACCCTGGGAGCAAAACCCCAAAACCAGCACAGCCAAAAACGCGCAGCAGCTTGTCAGTAGCGTAGACGAGTTAGGCCAATTCCAGACGGTAGCCATTGGGCCGTTTGACGCTTCCGGCATGGCGACGGTATACGACGGTCACCAACGGTTGAGCGCGTGGCTGCGGCAATTCGGCGCGGATTACGAGGCTCAGGCGTTGCAGGCGTCCAGGCCGTTAAGCGAGCAGGAACGGCGCAAGATTGCCATTTACTCGCGGCAGATCGGCGCATGGGACTGGGATATTCTCAGCGGTTGGGAGCCGGAAGAGTTGACGGGGTGGGGGTTTGACGTTGACCTGTTGAGTGATTGGCGGCGGGATGTGGCGGCGTTGGGTAACTTTCTGGAGAGCGAGGCCGCGCCGTTAGGTGATGGCGACGCTGAACCGCAAACGAACCGCGCTGAGGAGTTGCGCCAGGAGTGGGGCGTTGAGCCTGGGCAGCTATGGCGGCTGCCGAGCCGGACGCCGGGCCAGGAACATCGGCTGATTTGTGGGGATTGCACGGATGAGGCCGTTGTAGAGCGGGTAATGGGGGGGGAGAAGGCTGATTTGTGCTTTACCGACCCGCCATACAATGTCGGCAAGGATTATGGCGAAGAAACAAACGACAGTCGGAGTGATGATGATTACAAAAGGTGGTCGGCGCTTTGGTTTGCGCGAGCGAGCGACGTAACGGATGCGATTGTGTTTACACCGGGCGCGGTGAATTTATGGATGTGGAGCGACATCAAAAAACCCAAGTGGATGGCTATTTGGGTTAAAAAGAATCAGCAATCAAGAAATAGAGCAGGTGGCTGGAATGCCTACGAGCCTTTTTTGTGTTACGGGAAAGTCAAGATTGATTATGATGTTTGGGAGTACGAGGTAAAGTTAGTTTCCGAAGACAAAGCAGAGGCCAGCCATGTTGTACCAAAGTCGGTAGGCGCATGGCAAGGTATCTTGGAAAAAGTTATCCATAGCGGCATTACAGTTTACGAACCATTCGCCGGCTCCGGTACTACCCTCATCGCCTGCCAGAACCTAGCCCGCCGCTGCCGAGCCGTGGAAATCAGCCCGGCATACGTGGCAGTGGCCTTGCAGCGTTACCTGGATGCCTTCGGTATCCGGGCCGAACTGATTAGCGAAGATTAACTAATGGGTAAGGACTTATTTACAGCCGCGCAATTTATCGAAGCCATCCAAGGCTCAGGCGGCATCATCTCCACGATTGCCGCCCGTGTTGGCTGCCAGTGGCACACGGCCAAAAAGTATATTGACACCTACCCGACCGTAGCGGCGGCTTATCAGGCAGAGTGCGAACGAACCAGCGACATCGCCGAGGGCGTGATAATCGGCAACATCAACGCCGCCAGCCGCGTGCAAAGCCGGGCGGGCAAGGCGGCAGAGGACGCCGAGAGAAGCGGGCAGCGCGGCGACTGGTCGGCGGCAATGGTTGACACGGCCGATGCGAAATGGTGGCTCAGTCGCAAGCGGTCGGAGCAGTTTAGCGAGCGGCATGAGATAACGGGGCCGGGCGGTGAGCCAATTTCCCCCATTATAGTCTACATCCCGGCCAACGGCCGTGACGGAGACTATGAACACGATTAAGCCTCAGCCAGGCCCACAGGAGGCATTTCTAGCCACTTCGGCGGACATCGCTTTCTACGGCGGCGCGGCGGGCGGCGGCAAATCCTACGCGCTGCTGATGGAGGCTCTGCGCCACATACAGACAGCGCCCGGCTTCGGGGCAGTCATCTTCCGGCGCGAATCACCACAAATCACCAACGAGGGCGGCTTGTGGGATACGGCCGAGGCTATGTACCGGCCGTTGGGGGCTATCCCGCGCCAGGCGCCGGTGTTGGATTGGCGTTTCCCCCCGTTCGGTAACTCAGTCAAGTTCTCCCACATGCAGCACGAGAGCGACCGCTTCAACTGGCAGGGGGCGCAAATCCCCCTCATCGGCTTCGATGAGTTGACCCATTTCACCCGTGACCAGTTTTTCTACATGCTCTCACGCAACCGAACCGCCTGCGGGGTACGGCCGTACATCCGGGCGACTTATAACCCCGTGCCGGCCGACGATGAAACCGGCGGCTGGATTCATGAGTTTGTCGGCTGGTATCTGGACTCCGAGGGCGAATACCCCGACCCGGCCAAGGCGGGCGTGATCCGCTGGTTTGCCAACGTAAACGATACGCTGCACTGGTTCGCCAGCCGGGAAACGGCCATCGCCGCCTTCCCCGACATCCCGCCCAAGTCATTTACCTACATCCCCGCCAGCGTGACGGATAACAAAATCCTGCTGACCGCTGACCCGGATTACCTCGCCAACCTGTACGGCCTGGGCAACGTTGACCAGGAGCGGCTGCTACGCGGCAATCACAAAATCAAAGAGGCCGCCGGGACCGTCTACAATCGTGCCTGGTTTGAAATCATCGACGCGCTGCCCGATGGCCCGCGCCGTGACGCGCGGTTCTGGGACTTGGCGGCCACCGAACGCAAGGCCAAAAAGGGAGCGGCCACGGCTGGCGTGCGCATGGCTCGTATCGGCAACCTGTTTGTGGTCATTGACTGCGCTGAGGAGATGTTCAACCCGGCCAATACCGACATCCTCATCAAAAACACAGCCAGCCAGGATGGGAGGGCCGTCGCCGTGCGCTGGGAAGAGGAAGGCGGCTCCGCCGGGAAACGTGATGCGGTGCATATCGCCACGATGCTGATTGGCTACGACGCGCGCGGCGTACGGCCGTTGGGTGACAAACTCATGCGCGGACGGCCGTTCGCGGCACAAGCCAAAGTGGGCAACGTCAAGCTGCTGCGCGGCCCCTGGAATGACGCCTGGCTGAATCACATGCACGCTATCCCCGACGGGGCGCGGTGGGACATCCACGATGCCACGACCGGGGCTTTTAATGAGCTGGCGACTGAGGTTGCCGCCGAGGTAAACGATAACCCGTTCTACAATTAGGTGAATTATGAATACACGCGATTTTATACCCACCCTCATCAGCCGCGCGCCCGACGCGCTTTCGCCGCTGTCTGACGCCCACAAGAGCCGTCAGCAGTTATTTGCCCTGTATTGGGCGTATTACAAAGGCCACCAGCGACGGCCGATTAAGACCCGCGAAGGGCAGCCGGACGATAACGTCATAGAAAACTGGTCCAAGAAAATCGTCAATCACGGCGTCAATTTTCTATTCGGCAAGGGCGTCACCTTCCAGACGGATGACAACCCGCAGCGCAACGAGGCGGAGTTGTATCTTGACGAGTTCTGGAAAGACGACCCCGGCCGCAATTTCTTCCCGTCGCTCTTCCTGTTCCAGTTGGCCCAAAACGGCGCCGTCACCGGTACGCCAATCATTCGCCTCTACCCGCCCAAACCCGGCGACGTGCTGCCCTACGTGCGGGCGATAGACCCGTCAATCGTGGACATCATCACCGACCCCGACGATGTGGAGCATGTGACGGCGTATCATCTGGTCTGGAAATCCGGCAAGGATTGGAAGCGTCACCGCATCGAGGAGGCCGACAGCGGCCTCATGTGGATGATTTACGAAGAGGAACACAACGGCCGTGACTTCGTGGTCACAGATGAGATTGCCTGGGAGTACGACTTTCCGCCGGTCATGCACACGCAAAACCTGATTGTCGCCAATGAGCCGTATGGCGCGAGCGACCTGCAGGACGCCGACCTAAACGACGCGATCAACTTCGTGGCCTCGAACAACAATCGGATCGTGCGTTTCCATGCCCACCCCAAAACCATCGGCACCGGCTTCCAGGCGTCGCAGTTGACCCAAACGGCCGTTGACCAATTCTGGACCATCCCCGGAGCTGAGGCAAAAGTCTACAACCTGGAAATGCAAAGCGAACTCGCCGCCAGCTATCAGCACCTACGCAACCTGGAAGAGGCGTACCATCAGGTGACGGACATCCCGCGCCTTGACCCGGCGCAAATCAACCTCGGCGCGCTGTCGGGCTTTGCGCTGCGCATCCTGTACGGCCCGCTGCTGGACAAAACCAACCAGAAGCGGCAAACCTACGGCTCGCTGCTGATGCGCCTGAACCGCGCCCTGCTGATTTTGGGCGGACGCGAGGATCAGCCGGTATCCAATGTCTGGCCCTACCCGCTGCCCGTTGACCCATTGGCGCGGGCCAATGAGTTTAGCACCCTGGCCAACATCCCCGGCGTTGACGTGTACGAAGCGGCTATCACGGCCGGATACGATGAGCCAACCGCCCGCCGTATGGCCGGCAGCGCCAACCGCACGCTGATACCAGATGAGCCGGATGGATTGCCCAATGTCTGACGTGCTGCGCCTCAACCGCCCGGCCGTTGACGCCATCATTGCCGACTTTTACGCGGCGATGAATGACCTGGCGGCGCTGGCGTTGGCCGGGGAGATTAACGAGCGGCTTTACACCCGCCGTCAACTGCTGTTGGCCCAAAACCACACCCGCGCCGCGTTCCTGCTGGCGGGTGGCGATCCGGCCAACCCGCAGGCCGCCGCCTGGCTGCGCGAGCAATTCCAGATTGCCGCCGAATCGGCGCGCAAGCTGGCGGGCGATGTGTTCGACGGCCGTTACTCGGCCATCACCGCTGGCGGCGCATTCCCCCAGACGGCCGCCGAGGGCGCGGCGAAGCTGGCCAGCCGCCTTACCTTGTGGACGTATACCATCGGCCAGGCTACGCATCGGGGCACGCTCTACCAACCCGCCTGGCTGCCGGACATCAACGGCACATGGCGCGTTGGTGACACGGAGCATTGCAGCACCTGCCTGTCGCAAGACGGCGTAACGCTGCCCCGCTCTGGCTGGCTGGCGTTGGCGGCGCGGGGCATCGAACCGCAAGGGCGCGGCCTGGAGTGCGGCGGCTGGAAATGCCAATGTGAGATTGTGTGGGAGAAATCATGACAGACACGGCCGTCGAAACCATGAAACGCATCGCTGCCCAATCGCCATTCAACGACGATACGCCCCCATCGGCGCTCATTGAGAGTTACGGCCGCGATTTGGGCGACAGCGTAGAGCCTGGGAAGCTAGACTATTTGGAGCGAGAGCTAACGGCGGCGCTTCATGCGCTGTGGCGCGTGCGCGGCGTGCACAAGAAGATTGTAAAGGTAACATAATCTATGTTATAATGTTTCATATTGAAACATGCGCCCCTCTTGGGCTGAGAGAATCCCAACGGCGGCGACGGTCAATTAAGACCGTCGCCGCTTTTTATTTTATGGAACGACTAGAAATCAACACCGACCAATACGAAGCGCATCACGGCAAAAAGCCCGCCGCCAACAAAAAAGGCGACTGGCAATTTTACGTGCCGCCTCAGTACGGCAGGCGCGCCTGGCTGTTTGTGGATATGACGTACAAAGCCGCCTGCCAGGAATTGACCGACAAGGCCACGGCCGGCGGCGTGTTCAGGGTAGCCCCATGATGGACGCGGTAATCGGTATCATCTTTGTTTTGTTGATGGTTGACACGGCCGTTCTGGCTTACGCGCTGCTTTATGACCGGCGCTGGCGCATTGACGCCCGGCGGATCGGTGGTGCCATTGCCGCCAACCTGCTCAATGAATACGGCGACGACAGCGCCGCCCTCAGCGAAGACGGCACGAAACGCTTTGCCCGAACACGCTACCTGGAATTATGCGGCGCGTTGGGTTTGCCGGAGACGGCCGTTGATTCCGTGATTGCTGAGGCATGGCGAATCGTGGGCGCAGCCAGGACGGAACCGGCGGGGATGGCCCTTTATGAGTAACCTCCCACCCCTCATCATGACTTACCCGCAGCTTGAGGCCGTGTTGCTGCCGCTGACAATCGGCTACGCCTGGGGCATGGACACCATTCATGACCTGTGGAAAATCGGCGCGCCGACGCCAGACAGCACCGCCATGCGCGAGAAGCGAATTATCTTTCCCGGCCAGCTTATAAAGTGGCTTGATGACGTATTGACGCGGCAGGGCAGGCCCCTGGATGACGCCGCGAAACTATATTCCAAAATGCTCCAGGAGAGCGCAAAATCATGAAATGGATGCACAAGTATTACAGCCCGGATTCGCTTCCGGGGGTCGGCCAGGAGCCGACCGGTGAAGGCCAGGAGCCGACACCTGCAGAAGATAAAGCTTTTGACGCCAAGTATGTGGAAGGACTCAGAGCGGAGGCGGCCAGGTATCGCAACGAAGCGAAGGCGGCCAAATCGCAGCTCTCGGAGTTGCAACCGTTGGCAGAGAAGGCCAGACAACTCGAAGACGCCAATAAGAGCGAGGCGGAAAAGCTGGCTCAAAAATTGGCAGACATGCAAGCCCAACTGAACGCGGCCCAGGCGGACGCGGCACGGGCGGCGGCGGAGCGCAAGCTAACCACCTTGGCGGTTAAGGCTGGCGTTTCCGGCGACATTCTGCCATTTCTGGACGTGTCTAAATTCGACTTGGAAAACGAAGAGACCACGTTGGCGACTCTGGCAAAACTCAAGACACCCACACCCGCAAACGGCGGCGGCCCTAGCAATCCGGGCAGAAGCGCGGACAGCAACGGGCAGTTATCGCCCGCCGATTGGTACAAACAAGCGACGGGTAAAACCCCGTCCATCTTTGGAGGTAAATAAAACTTATGGCCGTTACTCAACTCAGCGACCTAAACAGCCTGTTCAACACGATTTATGAGCGTGCGCTGTTTGTGGCCCGCGAAAATAACCTGATGGCCGGATTGGTAGACAATCGCAGCGCTACCGGCTGGATGAACCGGGTCGTCCCGGTTCGCCCGGCAATCACGGCCGTCACCGTCGCCGAGACGGAAGACTTCAATTCACCCACCACGTTTGGCAAGTCCACGAAAGCCACCCTCACCCCGGCGGAAGCCATCGCCCAAGTCGTTTTGACCGACCGCGACATGGAAACCGACCCGGACAGTGCCGTCAACGACGCCACGATGGAGATGGGCATGGCTATCGCCACGAAAGTAGACGTCGACCTGCTGACGTTATTCGCCAGTTTCACAACCACCAAAGGCGACGGCGCGGGCAACACTGCTACGCTGGAAAACATCGCCGCCGCCGTGGCTGTGTTGGGCGCCAACAAGGCCCGGCAGTACGGCCGTGTGAATGTTGTTTTGCACCCGTACCACTGGCACGACATCTGGCTAGAGCTGGGCAAGCCCACAACCAACTTCCCCGCTTCCATGGTAGCCAACCAGGCGCTGCAAGATTACTTCGTCAGCAATATGCTGGCGGCCGATTGGTACACCAGCGCCAACATCGCCATCGACAGCAGCGCCGACGCCGTTTCCGGTTTGTTCACCCGCCCGGCCCTGATGCTGGACACGCGCCGCGCGCCTCGTTTGGAGCCGGAACGCGACGCCAGCGCCCGCGCCTACGAACTGAACATCACCGCCGGTTACGCGGTCGGCATCGTTCGCCAAGAGTTTGGCGTTGGCTTCACCGCCGACGCTACGGAACCGGCGTAAGGAGAGAATGAACCATGACCGTATCTGGATATAACACGCACATTACCGTGATCACCTTTCCTGACCAGGCTGGGGCGGACGTTATCCCTGGCTTTCGTGCGCCCGAAGTTGGGGCGACCATCCTCCGCGCCGTAGCCATCCCTGACACGACTTTCGACGCCGACGGCTCGAACCACTACACCGTCTCATTGATTGACGGCGGCGCAGATGGCACGGGCACAACCGCTATGGCCTCGGCCGGTGGGGCGTCGGTTGACTGGACGGCCGACACCGAAAAAGAACTGACCATCACCAACGACAGCGTCGACGGTAGCGACTGGATTCACGTCAGCTACGCCGAAACAGGGACAGTTGCGCCGGGAAACATTACCGTGTGCATCGAATGGACGGCCGGGGGCACGTAAGCCATGACGATCCGTTCCTCTGCGTATGCTTTGTGCCGGTTAGTTGCCCGCCTTGTCAATGATGAGGCGCGAAACTAT